TGTGCCCTTAGCATCATCTACAAAATAACATCAAAAATCAAGCTAAATCCATCATCTGCATCTCTTTCCAAGTGTGCATACCATTGAGAACTATATCTTTCTTTGCTTCTTCTCTATTATTATAATAATCAAAAACCATATCATGCATAGGTATAGTGGACATATAATTTCTAATTTGCTCCTCAGAATGTGAATTTATATCCATACACTTAGTAAATCTCTCAAAAAGTTTTCTGTGTATGGGTTTACCTAAATTTAATTGAACAAATTGTGCCAATTCTTGTTCAATACACATAATAGGTATACGACCCCGCTCACATATTTGAAATATATGTTGTTTTATTTTATTCCACCAAAATGAATTTGTACCTTGGGTATCCCATAGATGACCAATACACCTTATCAATTGTTTTTGCTGATCTACAATAATTGCCGGTCTAAACAATTTATAAGCTGAAAGTTTAACTGGTTTAAAACTTGCTACATATTTAATTCCTTTAAAAGTTATATGAATAAAATGTCTCTTAAGAATCTTAGGTCCTGGTTTTAAAATTTCACCATCATTTGTAACTTCAGTAAAGAAATTATCATATTCAAATGATTCTTCTTCTTTAACAGTTATATCAAATTTTTCTTTAAGGAAATTAGAAAAAGAAAGCACCTCAATTGATTGATTATAAGCATTTGTAACTATTTTATTAACTTTTAATGAGCAAAATGTTTTAAGAATTTCAGGCAGAGTAGCCAAACCATCATCACCATAAATTTTATATCTGATATACGACAACAACTGCTCTGCAAGTTTAGTATCCATACTTGAAAAAGTAACCATAATCTTTAATATATATCTTTTATATGCTATAAACATCATTATAGCAATTATGGTATTAAACATACTAGTACCATACTCTCCAGAAAACAAAACGCCTATAATTATTCTCCAATCGGTTGGTGATATCCATTTAACATATTTAGCCGCATAAGAATCAGCAGACCATGCAACGAAAGCTTTAAAAACTTCAAAATCTATATTACCAACACGATCTTTGTAAAAACGAAGAAGCATTAAAGTTGTCATAAGAAGCATAGCGGCTTTTTGAGAAGTATCATACCTTCTTAAATCCCACTCCCAACAAAATTGCTTGAATAGATTCTTCACTGCAACTGTGGTAAAGAAACGATATAATTTTGCAGCACCTCCATGATCCCAATGAAAACCTACTAAAACAGGTCCTCGATTATACATAGCATAAAAAATGGGGTACATAAAAACTTTATCAAACATGAATTTCAAGAAGCTAGGATTGAAAAATATTCTTAAACTACCATCAGGTTTGGTTTCTAGCTTTATTGAAGGAACACTGGTGATAGGAATCCAATCAAAAACTGATTTAGGATCTTTACGATCACTAATAGCTTGTTTAACCAAACGTATAATCTTTTCTAATTCTAATCTAGTGGCAGCATAAGATTCTTCTTTAGTAGGGTTTTGAACATATAAAATATCAGCCTCTTTATCCTTTGTAGACTCTCCGAAGAATATCCCACTCTTAGAATGTTTTGGAAATGACATTTCAAATGTTCTATTATCTGATAAAATAGGAAAGTCTAAAGTTTCAACATATTTGACCATTTGCATTTCTACAAAACAATAGTTAAGTATAAACTGAAACTCTCCAGATTCAATATTAACCAAGACTTGATCTCTCAAAACTTTCTTTAAGCTAGCAACAACATCAGTACCATTCACTACACCAACTCTAGCTTTTTCAATATCAATCATTTGATGAGGTATAGGAACAATATCATTAAAAATTTCACAACACTCAAACTTTTTATCAAAGGATTTTAAACGCAAACATCTTGTGTGGCAGGAATGACCACATTTTAGATGATGAGGATTAAACATTGAATTACCACATAAAGAACATAATTCTTCATTAAGTTTAAAATTTTTACAATTAAACAAATCTTCAGC